CCACGCCGCGTAACTCTGCCCCGGCGCATAGCCGTCCACCAGCGCCGTCGTGAAACTCCCGCCTTGCGATGTCCCGTATGAACTCTCGCCGTCCGCGCATCCGCCCCAGTGCAGCATGTCCGGCTCACTGCGCCAGAACGGCGTCCGCTCGTCCACTCCGCGCGCGTACTCATACGGTGCCCGGTAGTTCGTGCCCGAGTTGCAGGTGTCCGTCACAAACCACACGCGGATACCCCGCGCCCGCGCGTGCTGCAACAATTCCCACACCTTGTCGTCCACCAGCGGCCCGTCATACAGGCAGATCGTTTCCGACATCCCGTCCGCCTCGCTCCCGTCCGCGCCCGCCGCCACCTGCCCGCCGTGCCCCGCCACGAACACCGTCAGCAGGCCGCCCGGCGCGAGCGTGCCCGCCTGCATCTCCACCGCCGCCAGCACATTCTCCCACGTCGCCGCCTCATCCAGCAGCGTCACGGTCGACAACCCGTGATCCCGGCACGCGTCCGCGAACACCCGCGCGTCCACATCACAGCCTCGGCACACCCCGCGCCAGCCCCCGTACCGCGCCGGATCCACGCGCGTCAAGCCCACGCACACCGCCGCCCCGTATCCGTATCGTAGCCCACGTACCTCCGTGTACGTGGCGCACTCCGGGCAGATCTCGCGCACCTTCGCCGCGAACGCCGCCGCCGTCATCTTCCGCGCCACAAACTCGCCGCGCAATTTCCCGTCCGCCCCGTACACCCGCGCCAGCGGGTAGCTGAACCCGCCGGTCGGTCGGTAGGTCTTGTACCATCCCGCCGCCGTGTTCTTGTCCGCGTCCACCACATCCACGCCCGGCAGGAGCGCCTCCACGCTCTGCTCAAAGCCCGGCGCCCAAAGCCGCGTACAGTACCCGCACGCCGGACGGTCGCCCAGCACCACCACCAGCGCGCGGCCGTCCGGAGACGGACCGTGAATCACAAACTGCGTGTCCTGCGCCGCCGGAATCATCGGTGCCGCCGCGCCCGCCTCGCCGCAGGGTGTCCCGGCCACCTCCGTCTCCATCGACTGCTCCGCCCGCTGCGCCGCGTGTTTGATCGCCTGAATCTGGTAGTACGCCACCACGCCCTGCTCCGCCGCGTGCAGGATCGTCTGCACCGCGCCGTCAATTTCCGCCTGCGTCGGCAGCCGCACCGTCCCGCAGCCCGCCGCAACAACCAGCCCCGCCAAACCAAAAAACCGTAAAAACCTCATTTTCACACCTCCGCCGGAAACCGCTCTAAAATCGCGCACACTGCGTTTCATGATTTTCACGCCCCTTTTATCGCGCCAGCCCCGCCGACGCAAATTAGATACCGTGCACCACCGGTGCACGGCCTGTCCGCCGCCTCACGCCAGAAAACCGTGAACCGGAGTGCCGGAAAGCGGCTGATCCACCACAAAACCCGTCGCCGATCCCGCGTCCACGCTCTCCTCGCCGCCCGCCAGCGCGCGCAGCCTCCGCTCCGCGTCCGCAGCCTTCTGGGCGTACGGGTTCTCCTTCCCGTAGAACCCGCGCCGCACATAGAGCGCCTCCAGCATGAACACCTTCTGGGCATAGCCGCAGGTCTGGTTGAACTTGGCGGGGGGCGGACCGCCGAAGCAGTCCCGCAACCTTTCCGCCGCGCCCGCCTGAACCAGCTCCCAAGCCGCCTCGTCGACCTCGCCGTCGCGATTGTCGTCCAGCGCCTGAACAATCTGCTCAAGCGGCATCTCCCCCGCCAAGTCCATCCAGTCCATAGTCACATCCTTATCGTACGCCCGCACCTCCGTGTGCGGGTGCGATCACTTCACCAGCGCCTTGTCCCACTTCGGCACCTCGGCAAACCCGCCCGCGTAGGCCAGGAACGGCAGCGTGCAGAACGCCGCGCCGCGCGCGTCAACGCCGTAGAGGAACTGGTCGCTCATGAACACGTTCTGATCCGTGTCGCGGTCCATGCGCGTCAGCTTCGGCGTCTTGCGCTTCTGCACGGCGGTGCAGGCGATGCCCGCTTTCCGCGCCGTCACATACCAGCGCCCCTCCGGGATGCGCACGTCCACGCGGACCTTGAGCATCCGCGCCGTGGAGACATTGGAGACCGCGTGCGTGCCCGCCGCGTTCACCTCGATGTCCGCCTCCACGATGCTCAGCGCGGTGCCCTCCAGATCCGGCCCCACCAGCAGCAGGTCAGGCGCCACGTCCGCAGGCTCGTCGCCCGCGAGCCTCCACCCGCGCATGTCTTTGATCGCCGTCTCGACCGCCGCCTTGGAAAACGCCGTCTTGACCGCGTTCGTGATCGTGCCGCCCGAGCCAAACTTGCGCCCGGAGCAGAAGAACGGGTTGCCGTCTGCCCACGCGCCGTTGCCGACGAGCGCCGCCACGGCCAGCCGCAGCCACAACTGCTCGGCATCCGCGCCAAGCGCGGCGATCAGCGGCGTGAAAACGCCGTACTGGTCATCCTCGATGCTCGTCCTCGGAACGCCCACGGTGTTCTCGAACGAGTCATTGACGACCGTCATCGTCCCCGTCTCCAGATTATTGATCACGCGGTCGCCCACCCACTTCCGCATGCCGCGGATCTGGCTCAGCCACGCATGCTGCACCGCCGCGCCGCCCACCGTCATCTCCAGCGCCAGGTCCCCCACGATCAACTGATTCGGGAACGCACGCTGACGCGCCGCCTGCTGCGCCTCCGCCAGCGCCGTGGAATACGTGCGGAACAGCCCGTCCATATTCGCCTGATTGATTACCATTTTCTTTTCCTTTCCTTAGAAGCCGCTCCGCACCCAGATGCCCTCCGCGTCCACGTCGATGATCGTCCCCGCCGCGTTCGTGACCGAACCCGTAGGCGCCGCGTTCGTGCTCACCGTATACGCCGAGTTCGTCCCGGCCACGTAAACCGTGCGCCCGATGTCCGCCGCCGTCGTGTTGGTCTCGCCCGGCGCCGCGTCCCAACGGAACACGCCGCGCCGCAGCACCACCGACTCGCCCGCCGCCGCGCGCAACTCAGAGCGCCCGACGATCCGCAGGACCTTGCCCGTCGTGGCCGCGTACGCCTGGCCGTTCGTCCAGATGCCGCACAGCCAGCCCGCGCCAAGATTCTCGCCCGCCGCCACCACCACGGTCTCGCCCGTGCGCGCCGGGGTGTTGCGATCCAACGCCAGCGCCGCAGCCGCAACCGCCAGCGCCGCAAACGCCGCAAACACTTTGTTCTTCGTCATGTTACTTGTCTCCTTTCTTGCCGAACACCTTGTCAGGGTCCATGCCGCAGTTCAGCGCGATCTCGCGCTGCGCGTCCGTCGGCCCCTGCGCGAACGGCTGGTCGGCAACATGCTCCGGCGTGCGCGCCGAAAGCGGCACCGTCACCGGCGTTTTTTCAACGATCCCGTTGAGCGTCTCCAGCGGCAGCGCATACGCCTGCTCCGCCGAAAGCGGGACCGCCTTCCCCTCCATGCGCGCGCGCTCCAGCACCGCGTCCACGTCGCGCCGGTGCGCCGCCTCGCCCAGGCTCTTCACCTGCGCCGCCAGCGGCGCCACCGCCGCGTTCACGCTCTCGGCGATCTGCGCCGCCAGCGGCGCGGTCTGCGCCTCCGGTTTCGGCTCCGCCGCCAGCGGTGCCGGTGCCGGATCAGCCTTCTGCGCCAGGCGCTTATCCAGCGCCGCTTTGATCTCGTCATCCGTCGCCGCGTCCGCGAGACCCAGCGCCGTGATGAGAAGTTTCTTCCAGTCCATTGTTACTCCTTTTTGTTGTTGCACCTTGACCGCATCCGCCGAGAGCGGCACGTCCAGAAAGTGCTTGTCGGTCGCGCCCGTCCGGGTCAGCGCCACGGACTTGACCGCGATCACCTCGCCGTCTTTGTTCACCACCGGGTTCGCGCTCACGTCCGCGAACGTGTGCGCCGCCGCCCAGCCGTCCGGCTCCGCCGCCCAGAGGATCATCTCCATCCACACGCCGTCGTCCGGTATCACCTCCACCGTGCCGTACCCCGCGATCACGCGCGGCTCGCTGGATGCCTGATACGCCGCCGTCCCCGGCTGCGTGTTGTGCTCATAGTCCAGCGGAGCCAGCCTGAACGCATACGTCGGGCGCGACATCTCATCCACAAGCACCTGCCCTACATGGACGCGCCTCCCGTTGTAGTTCGGGTTCAGCCCCCAATCCAGAACCTTGAAGCGCTTGCGCCTCTCCGGCCCGGCGGGCACCATCCCGATCTTCTGTTGCGGTTTCCCATTCATGTGCCCGCATCATAAAAAAAGGGCGGCCCCGCCGCACTCGTGCCTGCGCACTGTGCGACGGGGCCGCCCCCTCTCGTAGCCCCGCACCTCCGTGTGCGGGGTCAGGTCCTGTGAGCGGTGTTTACACCGCGTCACGTCACCGCCGCTTCGATCACCCCCTCCATTGCCCGGCGGATCTCCACCTCCGCCGTCAGCTCCAGCGCGCCCTTGCTGTCCACCGGGATGAACGGGCGCGCGGACATCTTCTTAGTTCCCAGTTGGTGGAAAATCGAGTAGGGCGCGTCCGTGCCCACCGTCGCCTCGCGAGACGTCACGTCACCTAACGTAATGCTGTCGCGCAGCTTGCCGGTATCATAGAGCAGCTTGCCGTGCCCCTTGCGCCTCACCGTGGACGCCGCCAGCGGCGCCCACGGCTCCGGGCGCCGCGCGGGCTCCGGCCAGCTCAGCCGCGCCGCCCGCGCCAGCACCGTGCCGCCCGCCTCCAGCGCCTTCTTCATCGTCGCGTCGCTCGCCAGCTTGATCAGCTTCGGCGAAATCAAATCGCGCACATTGATCTCAGCCATGTCCGCCCCCGGTTCTAAATGCAGAGGGCAGCGGGCGCGGCCCCTTCGGGTCGCCCTTCACCCGCAGCTTCAGCGCCTCATCCAGCGACCACGCCCCCGGCTCCGGCCCCTCGCCCCGCACGTACGCCTCCAGCGCGTCACGGCGCGCCCGCACCGTCGCCAGAAACCGCGTGTCCTTCGCCGGGTCATCCGTGGCCCACGGCGGCAGCCACATCGTCAAAATCCCCGCCTCCAACAAAGCCTCAAACTGAGTCATGCCGCACCTCCCATCTCACCTCCAACCGTCCCGCACGCTCAGACGCATGCAGGAAATCCACCCACGCCTGATAGGTTTTCTCGTTCCACTTCCGCTTCATGAACCGCTCCAGCTTCTGGCCGAACCTGGCCGACCTGTCCAGCACCCGGTAGGCGATCCTCCACACCCGAGTATTCACGCCCGCCAGCCCGCCCAGTTGCCACGCGATCACCAGATCATCGGGCGATGGAAACACCGCCCCGCCGGGGTGCCCGTGCTCATAGGAAACCCGCACGCCCTGCGCCGCCAGCGCCCACGCATCCGGCGGCACACCCACCGAATCCTTGCCGCCCAGCGCCTCCGCCACCCTCGCCCCCGTGTCCTCGCGCCTCAGAAAGATCGCCTCGCGCCCGTCGCGCACCGCAACCCGCGCCGCCTCCGCGCCGTCCTTCCTTGCGAACTCCTGATAAAACCAGTCCCACGCCGTCACTGTCCGCGCCAATTCCTTCCCCCGTTCCTCCGCCGATCCGCCCAACCCTGCCGCGCGCTCGCTCACCTCTATCGCCCGCATCGCGTCGCACATCGCCGGCCACTCGTTGCCGTAGGAATCCGCCAGCTCGTCCGGATCACGGTTGATGTCCGTGGGGTCGAACCTGTAATTTTCCGCCGGTTGCTGCGGCAGTTTTTCTGGATCGGCAATCCCCGCCTCACGCGCCTCCGCCTCCGTGAGCGGCACCGCCGTGCAGCGGCAGCCGAAATCCCACGGCGGATAATGCGTCTGCCAGAACGGATCGTCGATCCGCGCCACCGTCCCGTTGAGCGCCATGTGAGAGGGGCGCGTCCGCTCGTCGCCGTCCGCCACATACTTGAGGTAGGGGAACACGTCCGCCTGCGCCTGCATCTCGCGCCACCGCGCCGCCGCGTACGCTTGCCGCCCCGCCGTATGCACGATGAGCTTCGCCCGCGCCCTCTCCCGTTTCCCCGCGCCCTTGGCAGGGTCCGCCAGCAGCCCCGCAACCTCGCGCCGCGCCTGCTTCCAGTCCGCCCCGGCGGGCAGATCCTCCAGCGCATCGAGGATCCTCCGCAACGTACCCAGATCCTCGCTCGCCGCCGTGGTGAAAGCGCGTATCCTGATCTCGCGCGGCAGCCGCCCGAAGTCCTCCGGCCTCACCGCCGCCTTCGCCCTGATAAAATCCACCGCCTTCCTGTTCGCCCGTATCGTCAGCATGTTTTTTCGCCCTTCAGTTTCCGTTTCCACCCGCCCAGTCCGTTCGCCTTATAGTACCGTTCCCGGTTGCCCCTGCCAACCTCCCAGTACCCGTCATCCTCCGACACCTCCGCCAGATGCCGGTGCCACGAGTCCATGTCGATCATGTACACCCCCGGCGAGACATGCGCCACGTCTATGAACCCCGCGCGCCACAGCCGCAGCAGCGTATCGTAGCGCCTCGACCGGTCCGCGTCGCGGAAGCCCATCTGCGCCGCCACCGCCGCCGTAAGCCTCACCCACCGCCCCGCGATAGGGACCGGCGACCAGCCACCCTCCGTTTTCGCCCAGCGGCACATGACCATATCGGGCGCGGTGTCGCCGGAGCGCGGACGCCAGATCCATGCGCCAGGCGCGACCGGCACCATGTCCGACCGCGCCGCCTCGCGCAACCGCTCCGCCGCGCCCGTTCCCGCCGCTGCCTCCGGCGGGAACCGCTCCTCCGGCAGATCCGCAAAGAGCTGCCTCTGTGTCAGTGCCATACCGGCCCCTCCTTATCGTGCGCCCGCACCTCCGTGTACCGGCTTCCTCTTCCGCGCCTGCACCGTGAAATACACCTGCCAGATTTGCCGCGCGTTCGCGTCTGCGTAACTCGTCCTGTGAATCCTCGCGAACAGCGTCCCCGCGTACGCCCGCGCCCCCGCCTCGCCGCCGAAGCGCCCGTTCACCAGCGGATCGGCCAGCAGCCGCTCCAGCTTCCAACGCGCCCTGCGCTCGCGGTCCGCCTCAGCCGGATCGGCGCGCCTCGCCGCGCCCGCCAGCTCGGCGAACCGTGCCATCGCCGCCGCGTAATCGCCCTGCGTCACCGCGCGGAAAGAATCCTCCCGCACCGCGTCCCAAAGCTGCGCCTTGCGCCACGCGTCAAACGTCTCGCCGTCCGTCAGCCCAAGCTCATCCTGCCGGTCATACGCCCGGCGCGCCGCCAGTATCAACCGCCTCACCTGCGCCGCATCGATCACCCGCGCGCCCTGCCCAAAAATCGCCGCCTCCGTTCTGTCCATGCTCATGCCGTTCTCCTTTCAAGCGGGGCGGCGGACCACGCCGCCCCGCCCTTATCGTACGCCGGTACCTCTGTGTACCGGCGGTTACTCCTCCAGTTCCCTCTTCGGCTCCGCGAAAAAGACCTCGTCCTGTTCCACCCGCAGCCCTACCGCCGCCAGATCCGCCGCCATACTGTCAGCGGCCTCCGGCCCGGCCTCGCGCGCCTGCGCCACCGACGCCAGCACCGCAGCCTTGTCAAGGTCACGGCGGACGCGCATCCACTGCCTGCCCGGTACGAACGCGGCGATTGCCGCCAGCGTGTGCTCCACCTTCACGCCGGGCACCTGCAACACGCGCGGCGGACACGTCCGGAAGCCCAGCGTGCCGTGCAGCAACTCAATGCTGCGCTTGTCACCGAACACGTCAGGGTTAAGCGTCGCATACGCCTGAAGGTCGGCAAACAATGCCTCCGCAGGCTCCTTGCGAGCGGCCAGCCTGTCCTCGTATTTTTTACGAACCGCCGCGATCTCCAGCTCCATCTGCGCCGTGAGCCTGTCCAGCTCAATTACCAGCGTCGCGTACTCACCGAACACGCCTTCAAGATCGTCCCGCGTCTTGATCGTCGTGCGCGGCGTCTTTTTTCTAGTTGCCATCTTAGCCATTGTCTTTCTCCTCTCTTGTTGTCAGGGCAGATCCACCCTGAAACTGTTTCCCTTAAAAATAGTCACTTTGTCCTCGGGGTTGATGAACCCCCACGCCGCAGCATCAGGCGTTTCCACGCGCCACGCGCCACCCGGGCCGGCGCTGCTGAAGAAGCCCAGCAATCGCGGCAACATTCAGGCCATCACGCACAAACGACACGCGGCACTCCGTACCGTGCGGTATCGCGTCCAGCCGTTTAATGTCCTTCTTTTTCATCTTCCTTTCCTCTCTCTTTAGGTTCTGTGGGCGGTGTTCACACCGCCCCCCTCACATCGGCGGGCGGTTGTCGCGCACCTCGCGCGTCGCCTCCGAAATCGCATCCGCGCCGAACCCGTTGCCCGCGCGCTCCAGCTCGCGGCACACGTCGCGCAGAAACGCATAGCACCCGTTGCGCTCGGCCACCGGCCGCAGCACCCGCGCCGCCGCCGCAGCCTCGCCCTTCGAGATGCGCCCCTTGAACCGCTCCAGCAGGTAGCGCTCAACGTCACCGTCCAGCAGCTCCAGCAGCACAAACGCCCCGAGCCGGTTCGTGTACAGTTGCGACGCCTCCGCGAACGCGCCCTTGTTGAGCTTCGTCCACATCGGCGGCGTCGCCGTCAGCACAAACTCGCCCGGCGTCATGTTCACAAGGCTCTTGATCGTGTTCAAAATACGCGGCCCCACATGGTGCGCCTCATCGATCACCAGGCACCGGCGGAAACCCCGCAGTGCCCGCACCGCCTCCTTCATCCGCGCCGCGCCCGAGACCGGCGCGTCATTGATCCCCAGCGCCGCCAGCAGATCCTCCAGCATATTCGACGGGCTGTCGCCCCACAGCTCGTGCGCCTCGATCCTCACGATCCGCTGTCCGTACTTCCGCGCCAGCGCCATTACCGTCGTCGTCTTGCCGATCCCCGGCGCGCCGATCACAAACACCACGCGCCCCGTCGATACGCCCGGACGGAACGCCGAAAGCACCGCGTCCGTCACCGCCTCATACGTCGGCAGCGTGTAGACCGGCTCCTTGCCCTCCTCATTCTCCAGCCGTTCGCGCGCCGCGCGGTAGCGCTCCAGCCACTCCGCCGCGTCCGCCTCCTCCATCTGCCCGTCGAGGATCCGCGCAAACGTGCGCTTGCTCCCGAGGCCCCAGTCGCGCACCGCCTTATTCAGGCTCGTGCGCGTCGCCGCCATCATGTCCCGCAGCCATTGCGCGTGCTCGCGCAGTTCCGTCACCGCATCTTTTCCGCTCATGCCTTTTCCCTCTCTTTGTTAGTCCTGCAAGCGGCGTCCGCGCCGCCCCGTCAAAAAACCACCCTGTCAATCAGGGAACTCGCGCAGCAGCCATCCTGCCTTGCGCTTGTCGAAAAACGCCACCCCGGCGTCCGCGCACACCCCTCGCTAATCGGTGAACATCCCGCCACCGGGTTCCATGAAAAATCACACCATTCGATTTTCGTCCTGTTCATTGCACAGCCCTCCGCCGCATCGCCGCCGCAAGGCGCTTGCCGATCCACGCCGCGACCGGCACACACACCGCGTTGCCAAGCATCCGGTAGCGCGCACTGTCACTGAACCCCGCCGTCCAGTTATCGGGAAAACCTTGTAGCCGCTCGCATTCGACCGGGGTCAGACGGCGCACCTTCATGCCCACGCGGACAAACTGATAATTCGACTCGGCACCCGACCGCAACGCCTGCGCGGTGGGGTTTTCCATCCGTCCGCCGCCGCTCGCCCATTGCACCTGCGCCACACACGGGACATTGTTTCCGCCCGTGCCCGCAAACCCGCTCAACGTGGCCGTCTTGTCTCCGGTGACACGCGCCCCGTCTGTACGTTGGGACGCATCGAATGCAGTCAAATCCGTCGCGTCCTTGTTGTGGTCGCGCGCCTTGACCGTGCTGGCCGTACCGTCATCAACGTATTTTCCAAATGCTGCCATGCGGCAGCCGACCGCCGGCAGCAGGTGCCCGCTGCGGGCGCACTGCACCTGAAGCCGTGTGCCGCCGCACTCCCTGTCGAGTGTGCCCGCGATCTCGGGGATAAGCCTGTCGCAGGATTCAGCGCTGTTGTCGGTTCCGCTTCCCGGCGCACTGCCCTTGAGCGTTCCTGAGACCTCGGGGATTAAAGCACCGTCCAGACCGTCCGTCCTTGGTATCCCGCCGCGACTAGCGTTGCAGTCAATCGGTCGCGCAACCTCCGGCACAAGAAAATCAGTCTCGTTGCCCTGGCAGCCTCTGTTCGCTGAGCAGGATTTTCTATCGAGCGTCCCGGAGACGCCCGGCAGGCACACGCCCTGCGTCGCCAGCGTGTCGAGCGTGTACGCGCTCCCGTCTGCACTCCACCCCTTGCCGTTGCACGCCTTGTCGCTATGGACAACATCCTGAACAGCTATCACAGCATCTTGCCCACGCGAGTCCGTCGGGCTTGCCGTCCCGACACCCCTCGCTCTAAGGCAAGGCGCGACATCGTGGGTTATCGGAGGGGCGTTACGACGTTCCGGCGCCGGGTGTCCCTGTAATGATGAGGGAATGCCTAAAACATCGGCGCACCATCCGGCGATGCTGGCGGTTCCCCCGCTGATTCCCGCAAGGCCATCTCCAGCACCGGCGGCAGGGCCTTGCCCAGCTTTTCCGCCCTGCGCAGGATCCCCCGCGACGCTTTCCGGCTCAGGTAGTAGCGCTCGTCCACCGGCCCGGTCTCCAGCACCGACGCGAGCGAACAGGCCGAAGATCCTTCGGCGGCGCTGGGCCACTCCGAACCATTGAGCGTCAAGCACTCGCCATGCTCCATGATACCCGATTTTGTCCATTTCCTGGAGAACTCGCGCAAAGTCCCGCCCCTGGCGCGAAGACAACAATCCGGGAACATTCTCGAATAGCGCGACAGCAGGTCGGCACTCATCAATGATTCTCGTCGCCTCATAAAATAAGCCGCTCCTTTCTCCTTTTAACCCTTCCCGTTTCCCCGCCACGCTCAGGTCCTGACAGGGGAACCCGAACGTAATCACATCGCACTCCGGCAGGTTGTGCCGCCCCGCCGTCCTCACGTCGTCAAGGTGGACCGCATCCGGCCACCGCTCCGCCAGCAGGCGTTGGCAGTTGGCGTCGATTTCAACCGTCGCCACCGTGCGGAACCCCGCACGCTCAAAGCCAAGATCAAACCCGCCGATCCCCGCAAAAAGTGAAACAAGCCTCATACCGCCCTCCTAACTCACCATCCCGCAGATCCGCGCCTCAATGCCGGCGCGCTCCTCATCCGTCAGCCGTCGCCGCCTGGTCCTGTGCGCGGCGTTCACGCCGCATCCCTCTCGTGTCCCCGCACCTCCGTGTGCGGGCTCCGCCTCCGGTGCCTCAATCGCCCCGCGCCCGTCATACGCCCGCACCACCGACCGCACCGCCGCCATCCCCTTGCGCTTCTCCGCCCGGCCCGCGCCCCTGAAGTCCGCGATCCCCGCCGCCGCCGTGAACTCCGGCGCGGCGCTCACGCACGGCGCCTCCGCGTCGATCACCGTCCCCGCCGCGATCCCGCGCCACGGACGCGCCAGCGACAAATGCGCGCCCTGCTCCGCGCGGTGCGGGTCGAACCGCACCATCGCCGGAGCCCCGTTCCAGCGCCACCCGTCCGCCGTCGCAAAGTAATACGCATGCCGCAGCCCCTCCATGCGCGTCTCCGCCGTGACGCTCACCATCCCGTCCCGGCGCACCTTCCTGATCGCCCGCACCGGCAGCGCGTGCGGCCACAGTCCGCCCACCAGCGGGATGCCGCCCGCCGCCGCTCCCGCGTACAGCTCAGCAGGCACCCACCGCCCATACGTCCGGCTGTTCAGCGCCCGGTGGTTCAACGCCGCCACCGACCTGTCCAGCGCCGCCAGAAACTCATCCAACTGCGGGAAAAACTCGCGCGGGTCATGCGCCCCGCTCTGCACGCTCATCCACTGCGCCGCCTCCTTCCGCATCTCCCCCCGGTACCGCCCGATCTGGCTGCAACGCTCCGGCAACTGCACCGCCATCTCCGTCCAAAGCCGGTTGAAAAATCCCTCCACCAGTTTCTGGTTCGGCCTCCCCTTCGCGTCCACAACCGCCACGCCCGCCGCCTGCAAAAAGTCCAGCGTATGCGCCGCCTGCCAGCTCCCGCCCTCCATCACGCACGCCCTCGGTGCGTAGCCCGCCCGCCGCCACACCTCCAGCAGCGTCCCCGCCACGTCGCACGCCCGGTACCCGTCGCTCGCCCGCAGCACATACCCGTACCCGACCACCATGTCCGTCGCGCAATCAATCCCCAAGAGCAACTGAAACCGAGCCGCCCGCCATCCCCAGCGGTCCGCGCATTTGTCCCCGCGCACCGGCCACGGCACCGCCACCGGCACGTTGGGGCTCGCGTCATCCCACACCTGCCGCTCGCCCGGTTGCAGCAGCCGCCCCGTCTCCTCGTCCCGCCGCAGCCACCCCGGCATGTAGATTCCGTCAGAAACTCCCGCCCGCGCGTCCCTGTACACATTCACCGCCGTCCCTCGAAGCGCGCCCACCGCGTCCCGCACGTCAGCAGGGACATACCCCGTCAGCCCCTGCGCCAGCGGGCGCAGCGCGTCCCGCGTCTCATCCCGCAGCGGCGAATCAGGATCGGCCACCGCATGCGCCACCGCCGCCCGCACACTCCCCGCGCCGCGCCCCGCGTTCGCCCTCAGATACCGCCGGGCAATCGCCGCCTCCTCCTCGCCGTCCAGCTCCACCCCGCGCGGCCTCCCCGCGCGCGGCGCGTCCCCCAGCGCCTCCAGCCCCGCCCCGTCAATCCGCCGCGACCAATCCAGAAACTGCGCCGGTGACACCCCGGCATCAAAACACGCGTCGCCTACCGGCACCCCCGCCGACACCGCAGCCTGCACCGCCCGCACCGCCGCCAGCCTCTTCTTCGTCACGGCATCCATCCTCTCGCCCTCTCTCAGGTCCTGTGGGCGGCGTTCACGCCGCCGTTTCTCCCCGCCCCTCCGCAGCGCGGCGCGTCCTTGAGCGCCTCCAGCACCGCCGCGTCAATCCGCCGCGACCATCTCCGGAACTGCGCCACGGAAATCCCGGCGTCAAAACACGCGTCCCCAAGAGACTCCCCCGCAGACACCAGCGCCTGCACCGTCCGCACCGCCACCAGCCTCTTCTTCGCCACACGGCTCATAGCGCCCTCCCTCAGCTCTTCAGCCCCTTCGCCAGCGCCTCGGCCATCTCCTGCGTCCACCTCGCCTTGATCGCCTCCGCCACAAACACCGTCCCCAGGCTCAGCGCCATCATGTGAAGCGCCACCGCAAGCTGGTGCTCCACTTTCTTCCGGGATACGGTCACCCTCGTCCAGTCCGCCTCCCCCCAGTGCTCCAGCGCGTTGATCAGGCTCGTGCTCGCCCGCTCCGCCAGCGCCGCGTAGTCCGTCTCCGCCTTGCCCCGCCCCGCCGTCGCGCCGTGCCCCTTCGCCGCAGGCAGCCACCGCCGCAGCGACATCCCCTCAAGCACCCGCCGGTACGCCTCGTCCACCGCCGCCCGCTCCTCGTCCGTCGCCTCCGCCAGCTCCCGCCTGTGCAGGCGGTCCACCCGCACCGTCTTGTTCTCCAGCCGGCACCGCAACAGTTCCACCCCCGCCAAAACATCCTTGTTGCTCACCCCCAGCCGCGCGCTGATAGCCGCCGCCGAAAAGCTACTGTCATTGACAGCAGCTTTATTCCCGCGCCCGCCCTGCCTGCCCCGCGCCGCCGGATCCTCGCCCGCCGTCGCCGCCGCCAGCACCTCGTTCGCGTTCCGCTCCAGGTACTTCATCACCCGCAGCCCCGTCCCGAAGCGCGACCGGTCCATGTTCGATACGAACACCTCGTCGTCGATCTCCTCATACCGCATCGGGCGCACCTCGCACGGCACCTCCTCTATGCCCGCCGCCAGCGCCCCCGCCAGCCGCGTGCAGCCGTCGATCACCCAGTATCCGCCGCCCTCCTCCTTCGGCGTCACCAGCAGCGACCGCTTCACGCCCGCCTTCGCGATGCTCGCCGCGATCGCCGCCGCGTCGCGCCGCCGCTCCTCGCTGTCCGGCCAGAAGTTCAACGCCCGCTCATGCGGTTCCAGATCCGCCACCTTGATCATCATCATGCCCGTCGTCACCTTATCCTGTTTCATTCCGCTCTCTCCTCGTTTACAAACTCACACATCTCGTCACCGTAAATCCCGCGCCGCCAGTTCTCCTTATACAGCGCGGCGGTCCTGTGCGCGGCGTTCACGCCGCGTCCCTCTCGTACGCCGGCACCTCCGTGTGCCGGCCCGTGTGCGGGCCTGCACCCCCGCACACACGCCACCGTCAGCGCCGCTGCGTAGGCCGCCGCCAGCGCCGCGCCCGCCACCGCCACCGCCAGCGCCTCCGCGCCGCGCTCCCGGTTCTGTGCGCGGCGTTCACGCCGCGTATCCAGCATCTCGTTTGCCGCGTTCACCTCACCCTCCTCCTCAAGCTCCCTCTGACGCATTTTCCAGCCCTCAGCTTCGGCCAGCAGCTCATCCATCAGCGCCAGCTCGTTATCCGTGCACTCACTGATAATGTCCCTGATCCGCGCGACCGTTTCCCGTGCCGTCATTCCACGCCCTCCCGTTTAGTCCAACTCCAGATAATCAGATCCCCGTGAAACGGCAGCCCGTATTCGCTCCGAAAATAGTCCAGCATGTCGCCCCAATTTTTGAACCCGTCATCCCGCGCGAACCTGTCCAGCGTGCCCGCCGATAACGCTCCGCCGTTAAGCAGCGCGCCCGCCTCGTCAATACGGATGTCTGTCACGCAGATGATCGGCCACGCGCCCAGACGCTGGCATTGGCGCGTCCGCATGCCGTAAAAGCAGAACGCCCATTGCCCCACGCGCGGGCGTACCCGGCGCTTAGGTCGGATCGTCTGGCCCTTGACTCGCGCCTTAACCATTGGTGCGAACCGCTTGCAAAAGTTATACGCAGGCATGCCGTACGCCCTCCCGCTCCAGCCGCTCGACATCCGCGTCCGTGATCACGCCCCGCAGCATCAGCCCGCGCAGCGCCTCCGCAAGCTCCGTGCGCCCGCCCGGCGCGCGCCGGTTCCACAGCCGCGCCGCCTCATACTCATTGCCCGCCACCACCAGCGCCGTAACATGGCAGCAACGGTTTGCGCACCCTATAGCCGCTTTCCCGCCGGGAGCCCTTGCTTTTTTCGCCGCCGCCCCGCAGAACGGGCACGCCTTCAACTCCACCTGTTCCGTCATGCTCACCTCTCTCTCGTTGGTTCTGTGCGCGGTGTTCACACCGCTCCCCGTCCCTCGTCTCACGTCTCCCGCCCTCCCTCTTTCCGCTCTCTCACTTTGCCCTTGCACCTTCCGCTCCCTTCTGCCACACTAAACGCCGAATTCGGCGTGTACGGCATCCCGGACGCGGCGGGCCAGCGGCCCGTCGCGCCTGCCCTGGAGAGCGTTGAAGGATGATGTCGGGTTGAACCCGTGGTCCCGCAGCCACTGCGAAAACGACAGCCCGCGCAGCAGGCACATCCCCCGCACCCTCTTCAGGTCGGTCTTGCTGAGTGGCCGTTTTTTTTGGCCGTTTGTCGAAAGTTTGCTTTTCATGACGCGAATGTTACTAAGTTAGCTTGATTTGGTCAATAGCATGAGTGAAGTTTTTTCTAGGATCGATGACGTGCGCCGAAAAAAAGGGGTTTCCTATAAGAAATTGGCCGAAATATGCGGCGTTTCGCCCCAAAACGTCCAACGATGGAAGACCGGCGGGAACATAATGCCAGAGCACATAAGTAAACTGGCAATGTATTTTGGGGTCACAACTGACTGGCTTCTCACCGGACGCGAGGACGTGTCCACCCGTCTGGAGTACGGCATGCGCGAGATGCTCTTCGAGGCCAGGGGCGCGACCGGCCTGGCCGTCCCCGGGCTGGCCGCGAAGATGGGCGTGGACAAGCGCGACGTTGAGAAGATCATGAACGAAGGCGGCAACCCCACCCTCGCGCTGTCCGAGGCCTTTGAGAAACACCTCCAGCCCGCCATTGACGCCGCCCGCTCCTCCGCCCCCGGATGCCCCGGATGCGCCGCCCTCAAGTCAGAGGTGGATTTCCTCCGCGCCCGCCTCACCGAAGCCCTCTCCAAGATCCCCACCCCGCCCGGAAACTGATACACCCACCTAAAAGGAGAAAAACCATGCGTTATCTGCTAGCCGTGTTCGTGTGCCTGTCTCTCGCCGCCCACGCTCAGTTGGATAGGATCGGCGGTTACATGGGCAAAACAAGCCCCAGCATCAAAGACGATGTCCGGCGCACCTCGTCAAACCCCTTCAAAGCCCGCGTATCGCGCGACGTTTTCATCCGCGACATCCTGCCCGAAGTCAAGGGAAGTTACGGTGCTACGGAAGACGGTCGCGTCATCCAGACCGCCCGCTACGCTCTAGACGTTTACGGTCTCAATGGAGGTTGGCCCCCATCACCACCGGCATGCATGAAATCCGGATCAAGCAGCGTTTCAAGGATGGGCTATATTTGGCATACGGCAGCAAGTACCTGCACAACGGAAACGCCATCGCCGTCGAGCTACCAGGTCCCGCCGTGGCGGACGGTTCCACGATACACCGGAAGTTAAACCCGTCCAGGCGCATACATCGTTACCTGACGGTCACGGGAGCGGAATCAAACATACCGATCTACGTTGCGGACCCAATACCCACCGCCGCCACCGAAGACGACCTCACGCGGGCGTTCGATGCAGGCCAAGCATTTGAAATCATCCGCCCCGCAGATTTCCCATGCGTTAAATGCAAGGGGTCTAAACGCGAGAAATACAAGAGTGGAACATTCATGCTGACCCGCCCGTGTTCAGCCTGCAACGGCACCGGAAAAACAAAGGCGGACGCCCTCTGGTCGGTTTCCCAATAGCCCCCTAAATATAAAAAACCGGAGCGTTTCCGCCTCCGGCTTCTGCCCCCCCCCCGGCAATCGGTCAATGCAAGGTGCTATTCTCGGCTCGCTCCGTGTGCGTCGTTACTGAGTGTCTCACCCTTATCAAGACTTTTCAATATACCCTTTTCCGATAGGCAGGGTCTCGCCGCTCCCAGAAACGCCTAAACCCCCGTTTTTCAAGGGGTTTCAAGGACGGTCAAGGTTCATCCACCCTTATCAAGACTTTCCTCGTGGATCAATCCAGTTCAGGACTCTCGTAATCTCTAAGAGACCGCCATTGACGACTACGGAGGAGTGCCCGGCCTGGGCTGCGCTACCGGAATTGAAGGTCGTGTCGCTGCGAACGCCGAGGGCGAGCTGGCCGATGGAAACAGTACCCTCGTTGACGATGATCTCTCCTAAACCACCACGCACGCCGAGCGAGAGCCAGGTATTGTTGGGCAGAAAATTAAACTCGCCGGCGTTCACGATAATACGGTCGGTACCAACCGAAGTGGCGACCTGGCGGATGAGCGGAGATTCGCTGGCACCCGTAAAGGTCAGGCTGCCGCCGTTGACGTAGATGGTGTTGGATGGGCCAGAACCGGTCATCAGTCCGGGGAAAGAGACCACCGCGCCTTCCTCGACGGTCATGGTACGGGGGGTAGATGTATCCATGCTGATGTGAAGGGCATCACGGTTGTTGCCCCCGATCATGAAACGAGAGCCGGAAGCGAAGCGCACCGACCCATTGCGGTGGAGGAGGCGGTTGCTACCGGGTTCTTCCGTAACACCTGCGAAGACAAGTTCGTGTTGACCAGCCTTATTGAAATCCTGTGCCTGAAAATCAAAGGCGCCCGTCAGACGAACGGAACCGTTGAGCGTGTCGATGCAACCGCCGGAGGCGGTCACCAGCACGTCATTCGTGATGAGCAGTTCACCGTTGCCGATGTTGCGCAAACGGTTGTTGGTAGTGCCCATGACTGCACTGAGGCGAATCGGGCCTGTACCGAAGGTCGCACCGGGACGCGCGGCGATATTGCCAGATGAGAGGACGGTGCCGCCCTCATAGGTGTTTTCGGCAGTGAGTTCAAGGGTCGTCGAGTCTCCGTACTTGGTGATGCCGCCCTCGCCAGAGATCGTGCCGCTGACCTTCACGTTGCCCGAGACGGCCAACGGGCTATCAAGCGCGACGGGAAGATCGATGACGTGGGCGGCGCCGGTTGAGGCGAGCGTCGGGGCCGTGCCGCCGAATGTGAGTGCCCCCGTCCCGGAGAGCGTGTAGGCGGCGGAATTGTTAAAGGCGAGTGAGCCTAGCGTGAACGGCGTGTCGAGCGTCACCGTGTCTGCTGCCGCCAGGGCCGCCCCGAAAACGGCCGCGCCGCCGGAAACGGGCGGTGTGGTCCAGTTGGCCGCGTCCTCCCACGCGCCGCCGGAACTCTTGGCCCAGGTGTAGGGTGACACGACCGGTGCGCCGCGCACCCGCGCGGTGACGGTCTTGGCGACGGCGTCGATGACGAACGTGCAGGTAAAGCCGGGAACGGGGTTACCCCACGAAAACCCCGCGGTCGTGGCGGGCAAGTTGCCTACGAAAGCAACGACAACAAAGTCGCCCTCACGGTCAATGGGGTCACGGGTGCCGAGTTTTACAAGATCAACGGCGACGCGCTGGAACCACGCGTCGGCGGGGACGATCAACCGGTCGCAATCATTGTCGCTTTCGGCGATTTCGAGCTCGAGTCGTGCAGGGGCGACACCGAGGCCCATGCGTAGGGCGGGCGGCGTATAGGGCGCCACAACGCCATCAGACAGCGAGAGTCCCGCGCCGGATTCAACGACGAGGTTCGTGAAGCGCGCGCCTCCGACGGCAAGGATGCCGTTCGAGACGATGACAGGGCCGCTGAGATCGTGGGTGCCACTGAACGCGATACGGCCCGGCCCAGTTTTGACCAACGCACCGCCGGGGGAATCGGGCGCTTCGACCCAATTTGCGGTGACACGGAAGTCCCTGCCGGATGCGGCGGAGAGGAACGCCCCGCCGCGCCGCACGATAAAGGACGGAGCGTTCACAACTAGCTCGGCGTTCACCGGTGTATTGGTGCCCTCGAGCGTGCCACCGTCGAAGGTGACCGTGATCGGCACGACAGGGTCGTTACCGAAGAGCAGTTCTCGGACAGCAAGGGTACCGCCATTTAGATAGATGTCGGCAGCGGTACCGGCATGATTGCCTGAACCGCTGTCAGGGCCAATCCGGACAGGCCCGTTGGGAATCTCGAACCGGCCGCCATTCATGACGAGACGCCCGTTGCGGCCGCTATTGGAACTGCCGGAAGAACCTGCAGCATGCGGTGCGGCCATGATGAAACCGGTGCTGGTGCCGAGGGACTGGAGGAGACCATCATTGACAATGATCTCATCCGGCTCGGCTTGCGGCCCCTTGGTGTTGATGGCCATGCGCAGGTAGTTGAACATGAGGGAGCCCCCCTCCACGATAAGACGGCCTGCTCCGCTGCCGGAGACGCCGATGAAACAAGCCCCGGAATCACCGGTGCCCGCCGGGATACGGTGCGTGCCATTGGAGACGATGAGCGTGCCGCCATGCGCACCCGTGCCGCGTGTGGCGAGGCGGGCGGCGTTGGTAAAGGAGCCGCCGTCTAGAACGAGAGTCCCGCCCTCCAGACGGAAGTTGTCTTGGCTGGTGCCCGAAAAAACGGTGTTGCCACGCAAAATAGTGGTGCCACCATAGAAACGGGTGTCGCCGTTGACAGTGGCGTCGGCATTTACGACGAGGACACCATCGCCATTCTTCGTGAGGGTGGTGGCCGAA